ATACGCTTCTCAGCGTCGCCGGTCTTGGCGAGTTCGACTTGTTGGTAAGGACGCAGAACAACCATCTTTGCGTAATCGGGATCGATCACGAAAGCGTCACGCTCGCGCTGGAAGCGGTTAGGCACGACGTTCACGTTGCCGAAGTCCGACACATAGATGTCAGCCGCGCCAATGATGGTGGCAGGACGAGCGCCGCCGTCAACGTTGAAACGCGAAGAGGCGATACCGGCGAAGCCAGAGACGCGCTGCTTGTTGACCGGGCCGGTCATCAGGATCTTCGGGGTGCCGCCAGCGGTCCAGACCTTCTGAATCACGTTCTTCAGGATGGTCTCGGTGAAGGTGCGAACGGTGCCATCAGTGCGACCCAGCGTGGGCAGGGTCGTGTAGGTGGGGTTCACGCCGTTGGTGGTGTCGAAATCGACGTTGGTCTTGATGAACGCCTGCAGCGAAGCAGTCGTGCGAGCAGCGGTGGTGCTACCAGAGGTAGTGCCAGCGTTGTTCAGCATCGAGAACTCTTGGTCACGCTTCAGCTCGGCCGAGCGCTTGGCGATCTGATACGCGACTTCCGAGCGACGGCCGGCCTTGTTCACCACTTCTTCAGTGTTGGACAGGACGATAGTCTTGCGGGAGATCTGCGCATAGTTCTGCAGACGCACGGTAGCCACCACAGCGTCGAACGACGTGACGTCGTCACCTTCCAGCTGCGAGTTAGCAGCGGCGGCGGCGAGCGTGTCGGTCTGCCACTCATACAGAGTGTTGGTCACGTTCTCGCGACCAATGTTCGACATGAAGGGGGTCTCTTCGGGAGCAATGTTGGTGATAACGTTGCTCAGGTCTTCACGGATACCCTTGGCAGAGTAGGTGGTGAAGGTATTAGTGACGATTGCCATTTTGTTACCTCAATAAAAGTTCAATTGCGGAGGCCGCGTCTTGGACGCGACCAGTCTTTGCGAGACGCTGGGTTGCGCGAGCGCTATCGCTCATTTGAGATACCCGACCTGCTGCACCAGGCTTGGCAGGTTTAGGCCCGTTGTTAACGACGGGTTTGATGCCTTGGCGCTTGGCCTGCATCTGGTCATACAGCGCCGCTTTACGCAGCGCCAAGACCACCCGGTGGTCGTAAATGTTGCCCAACTCTTGAGGTGTGAATCCCATCTTCTGACCGAATTCAACGAGCATAGCTTTCTCAGCTTTAGCCTTCGCGGGATCTTTCCACGCCGGCAAAGCCTCGAGGAGCGCATCAGACTCTTTGGCCTTCACAGCCTGAAACTGCTCCATCTGCTCCTTTTGCGAGATCTCGGCAAGCCGCTGCTGTTCGGCCTGAATAGCTGCAGCCTTTTCCCGGTTCTCTCGCATCACCTCACGCTGGCGAACGTATTCGATGGGGTCCTCGTTGTAGAGGCGATCCCAGTCGATCTTCGGATCGGCAGCGGTCTTTACTTGCTCACTTAACGCACCTAACAACTGAGCATATTGCTCGCGCTCGGCCCGAATCGCCTGCAGTTCAGCTTCGGCAGCTTTACGCGCCTCGGCGACCTGCTGGGTCTTTCGGGTGTAATCCTGGGTCCTTGAATAGCCCTTCTGGAGTTCGTCCAAGGTGACCTCGACTTCCTTACCGTCAACCTTGACGGTGAAAATCTCGGGCTTTGCCTCGTCCTGGGTGTCTTCTTCTAACTCAGGTTGATCAGTAGGAGCTTCTTCGGGGGACCCGTCTTCAATGTCCAGCGATTCATCAACTACTGCCGCGGTCACATCCTCATCTTGAGGTTGTGACTCCTGCGTCTCGCCGCCGTCTTGTTGTCCTTCTTCAGGCAATATTGCTGCGAGTGCTTGGACCGCTTGGTCCATATTCAGGGGGCCAGATGGCGCACTTGCCTGGGGCGTTGGTGCATTCATTGGTTTAATCTTTCCTTATTTCTTTTGAACACGTTCGATAGCGCGCTGCGCTACCTTGCCGTTATCGATCACCTTTGTCAGCTCAGTCTTTAAATTCTCAATCGCTCGCAGCATCGACCAGCATTGCTCGCGCTTTGCCGTCTCCTCTGCTCGCGTTGACTTAAACAGCCAAACCTGATCGTTCTCCAATTTTGTAAGGGCAGCAGCGAGGGTCTCATCCTCCATTAGCTGCTGCGCCTTACGTCCTTTCCTTACTAACTCTTCATCCGTCATTGAGCCATTCCGTTAAGGTTGATGGGTACAGGCATTTGCGGTGCCTGAGCTGCCTGCATCGCAGACTGCACCATTGCCGTCTGCGAACGCATTGCCTCACGGTCCAGATTCTGCGCGGCCATTAGTTCCGCGTTTCTGATCTGGGTGCCGTACTTTAATTCCAATTCGTATTTTTTCAATAGGTAGTCTTGCGCCATCTGGTCGCGGCGGTAATCATCGTCGCGCATCATCTGCTGGCGCTTCAATTCCAACTCAGCCGCTTTCTTCTGGATGTCGGCTTGGATGGACTCGGCCTGCACCTGCGCCAGCACCTCCTCGGGGGTGGGCTTGGGCGGCTCCTGCGGGATCTGAAAGTCCGCCGGGATCTGGTTGAAATACTGCGAGGCATCCTTAAAGCCAGACAGCTCGACCATTTTCTGCAGCGTGCGCGAGTACATCTGCGGCGTCACCAGCGGATTCATCAGCCCGTACTGGTCAACAATCGCCTTTTGCATCTGCGAGATCATCGTGAGGGTCTGCAAACGGTCATTCACGTCGCCGCCACCCAGGCCGATGTTGACCGACACATCCATCGACGCATCCCAGGCGCGCGGGTCAATCTGAACCCACTGATTGCGCAGGCGCACCATGCGCGGCTTGTCCTGGTGCGTGGTCAGCAGGAACAAAATGCCCTTAAAGAGCTTCTTCATGCCCTCGGCCATGATGCGCGCCGTCAGCTCCAGCCGCGACTGCGAAGCGCTGATCGTGGCCGCCACGGCCGCCTTGGTGGAAGACTGCAGCGCGTCGGCATTCAGACCCATCGCGGCCTTGCTCATGCCGGTGCGGTCTTCCTTGACCTGGTCCATGTACTCGAGCATCGAGTAGCCGGCCTGGCCCACGAAGGGCTGCGCCAAAGGCTGCACCATGCCGGGGGCACGCATACGAATGACGGCTCCCGTCTCGTTGTTCAGGACGTCGTCAATGTTGACCTGGCCCTCGACAACCGCGGTGCGCGGGTGGATCGACTGCGCCAGCGAATCCAAAGTGTTACGCAGAACCTGCGACTTGATCTCTTGGATGTCGTGCGTAATGTCAAACACGCTCATCGCCTCAATGGGCGAGGTGTGCGGCTCAGGGTCAAACGGGAAATCGACGAAGGGAATGTAAGACGCCGGCAGGTTGCGAACCATCTTGTACGACGATCCCATGCAGCACAGCTTACGCAGCTCAGGCAGGCCGTCGCCGTCATAGTCCACGCGCACATACGCCTCAACGTACAGCAGCCGGCGCTGCATCGGGTTCATGGAATCATTCGATCCCATTGTGGTGGACAGCGGCTGGCGCGCCAAATATTCGTCGTTAGTGTCCAGATCGGTCGAAGAGATATTCGGCTCAATCTCGTCCATGTCGTAGCCCATCTGCAGCAGCTCGCCGACGGTGAGCATCTGGCGGTGGGCGATGATCCCGGCCTCTTCAAACGAGCGAGCGCGCCGGTCAATGATCAGCTCCTCGGGCGGCACGGCCATGATGCGGATGCGCCCGTCGCGCAGGACGCGCTTGATCTGCACATCGTGCAGCATCGGCATGGGCGGAGGCGCCACACCAGCCTCGGCGGCCTGCATCTGCGCCTCGGCAATCATGGCCTCGGAGATGGCCGGGTCAGGATACGAGACGACAACCTTCACCTCGGCGTCTTCGGCCATCAGCATCTGCACCGTGGCGTCGTCTAGGCCCGAATAATCCTCGATCCGTACCTCGGCGGTCTCTTCCCACCAGTATTTTGCGATGCCGCACTTGCGAACCAATGCGTCCTTAAAGATCGCATAGGACTGCATAAAGCCATTGTTATCGGCAGAAAAGACGTAATTGGCGTAGTCCGTGGCCTGCTGGGCGCCGGACTCGTCCTCCGGCCCGCGGGGGATATACTCGACCACGTTCTCGGACGAGAAGAACACGCGCATCAGGCTAGGCATCATCGCCGAGACCGTGTCGCGCACCTCCATCGCCACCACTTGCGAGCGGCCGTCTTCTTCGTTGCCAAACGGATCGCCCCGGTAGTATTCGGTCCCTTTTGCGCGAATCGGCGAAATGTCCGAATCAATATAGGAAACAGCGTCCGTTAGCTCGCCGTTAAGGATTGATTGCAGCTCGGCGTCGTCCATCGCCTCGGGGGCTGCGACATCCACGGAAATCGGCATTTCGTCTTGATTCATATCCCTACCATTTCACTTTATTGGCCCAGTACGCCGCGCTCATTTTGCCCTTGGCAATGTTCTGCGCGTGCCGAGCCTTAAACGCATCATTGCGCGCAGTGCCCTCGGGCGAACCCTTCACGCCCTGCTGACCAAAGCGCACCAGCTTGACCTCGTCGCCCGATTTTGCCAGCACAGCGTGGGACTTGGTGGCGTGACCTGGCGTGCGCTTGGGCTTGTTATAGCCAGCAAAAACCTCGTTACCGCGTTTTACAGTCATTGCTCCACCCCAAACCAGGCATTCGCATACTCCGGGCGATTGGCCCGGATCCAAGGCACCGCCGCTAGCGTCAGCGCCTGACCATCCATACCCGTGGACTGCGACCCCACATGATGCACATAAGAGCGAGACAGAAAGTGCTTAAAACCCGCCGCCTCGAGGTCCTGACAGTGCACATCATCGGAGTACCAATTTAGCGGCGGAAACTTCACCACCTCCCAAGCAGCCCGCGAGATGTATCCGAATATAGGCGAAATCACCTGCATCGGGGCAATGCAATCCTCCCACGGGAAACGAAAATAGTTCAGATCCTGGTTAAACGGATTGCTGCGAATGTTCTGCATCGGACGCGACGCATCGCAGCGAGCGCACACCCAGCCAATCGGCTCGCCCACTTCCTCCTGCAGCGTCATCACGTCCTCGAGCAAATGCTCGTAACTGGTCGGCGTGAGCACCACGTCATCATTAGCCACCACGACAGCCTTGTGGCCATCGGCAAACGCGGCGTCGATCACGTCGTTGTAATCGGCGCCAAACGAGCGCGCAGGGCCGCGAAGCTGCCGATATACATCGTATTTACGGGCATCTACGGGTGTGCGCAGATACACCTTGGCCGCAGGCGCGTACTCGCGGCAACTAGCCAGCATGACGGGCAAGCACCGCCCGCTCACGCTGGACACGACAATCGCCGGACTCACTTCTTCTTCGCGGTCTTGGCGGCCAGCTTAAAAGACTTCGCCGTCGGCGCGCCAGGCGTGCCGGGTTTGCGCATCTTCTCGCCAGAGCCAGCCTTAATACGTTCACGCTTGGCCGCGATGTTGGCATACAAGCCAGCAGGTTTAGCTTTCATCGTCGCCCTCCATCATGGGTTTACCGTATTCCTCGCTGTCGTCCTCGCCCTCTTCGTACTCGCCTTCTTCGCCCTCGTCCATCGCAATCCAGGCGCGGCAGGTACGCGAGGCGGCGCACTTGAAGTCAAAGATCTCGCAGTAGCCCAAGTCGCCCGCCTTGATGGCCGACCACGGGTCGCCGCTGCCCTCACCCATGCCCTGGGCGATGCACTGCAGCATCTTCGGCTCGCGGTCAAAGGCGGCGCAGTTACCGCAGCGCGACATCTTCGCGGCCTCCACCGGCACATCCCACTCCTTGGCCATCTCACGCCAAAATCCCGTATTGGGCAGCGCCGGATTCTCCGGGCCGTACATCGCCGATTCAATGGCGCGGCCGCGGTTCTTCAAATTCAGCGTAATGTCCTGCGTCGCAGGCGGGCAAACCATGCCCTCTTTACCTTGCATTTCGTCCATCATTTCCCCTTTTTTGCCATCTTGGCAGGCTTGGATTTGCCGGCCTCAGATAGCGCAATTGCTATAGCCTGCTTCGGGTTCTTCACAACCTTGCCGCCAGCACCCGAGTGCAGCGTGCCCGACTTGTACTCACCCATCACCTTGCCAATCTTCTTGGCGGCCTTGGTCATTTTCATAACATCGCTCCTGTTAAGCAATCCTGGGAATGTTACGACGCAGCGGCTGGTTCCACTTGCTCGAGACAGCCGAGCCATAAGTGCCCACCACAGCATCGCCCGCAAACGTCAAACAAAACGCATCGGCGCGGTCAGGCGAAGGCAGGCCGCGCTTACGAATCTCATCCTTGCCCTCAATCTGAATCTTACCGCTACTGGTAAACGAATAGCGCACCGTCGCCAACTCCGAGACCAGCATCTCATCGCGAGGCATCCAGCAGTCGCGCGCCTCCAGCCACGCCTTGGCCTTGTGCCAGAGTTCTGCCTTGAGGTTACGGTACGTCGATCCCATCGCCGGGGACTCGGCCACGTTGATGCCGCGAGCCGGAAGACGCAGCTCACGCAGGCGATCTACCACGCCGGCGCCCAGGCCGATGCTGTCCACGAGGATCTCGCCAGGTCGCTGGCTCGGCTGCAGCGCCTCGTACTCTGCCACTACGGCGCCCGTGAGCTGCATTAAGTCCAGATTCTTCCACGTCTTCACGGGTTCTAGCAGCGCGTTACCCTGGCGCTTGCACAAGGCGCTGCGGTCACTGCCAAAGCGGGCGACGTCTAGCCCCCACACGACGGGCGCGTGTTGGCTCGGGCTGACATCGCGGGCCATCGCCATCTCGAGCAGCTCCATCGGGATGACTGTGTCGTCATCGCTGCGCGGGAACTCACCCAGAACACGAATGCGGTAGGCGTTGCTCTCTTCGCCGTACCTGCTTTTCATCTCCTCGACGTAAGCCGCGCTCACCCGCGGCGAGTCCTCGCAATTGACCCGCATCGTCACCCAGTCACCCGCCAGGCGGTTATGCGTGTCGTAGAAGAAACCGCTGGAGCGCACCGGGTTGCCCAGCAGCAGCGTCACGGCGCTATGCCCCGACATTGAGCCGGCGGCAGCCTCGAATACCTGCTCCGGGATACCGCTAGCCTCGTCGGCCACCAGCATCACGTTATCGGAGTGGACACCTTGCAAGGCCTCGGGCTGCTCTGCGCGGCTCGTTCTTGCGGAGATGAACGCCTCGGTATTGGCATCCTTGACCTCGATGCGGTCTTGCTTGACCTCAAGCTGGTCCGCCAGCATCGGCGGCAGCACCTTCACCCAGCGCTTGACCTCCGCGAAGAGCGCGTCATAGAGCTGGCTGCTGGTCGGTGCCGTGACGACGATCTTGACGGGGAAACGCAGGAATAGGTACCACAGCATGGCCCACGCGGCGGCGGTCGATTTGCCGACGCCGTGGCCGCTACGCACGCTGATGCGGCGGTTGTTTTGGGCGATGTGGTTCAGGAACTCCACCTGCCAGGTGTCCGGGGTGGTGTTCAACACCTCGCGGACAAACCGCACCGGGTTGTTCTTGTACAGCTTGACGAACTCGACAAACGGGTTATTCGCCAGCTCAACTTCTAATTTTTTTTTCGGGGACACTTTTTACCGTGACGGGGGTAGGGGGGGTGTGGGGATGATTATGTGCGCAAATGCGGCGCTGTGGAATCGGTAACTGTTCGGCTCCACAACAACCGCCCCCGCCGCCGCGCTGAAGGGGGGGGTCTCGCGCCGTCCGCGGCGGCGAGGCCGCGCTGGCGCTGTGGACAACTTGCTGCCACTTTTAGGCATCTCGTATTCGTTCGGCTGCGCTTTGCGTACTATTGGCGCGACGAGAGCAATACAACAGTCATTATGTCAAATGACTTTCGTTGTTTCCGCGCTGAATTGCTCAATCCGTAGGCAATTTGGCGCGTGTCCACAGGCCTATGTGGACAACTTAGGCACTGCGTCTGTGGATAAGTTCTCGACAACCTCGACGTGCCGCAGCGCGTTCATGCGCAGGTCCTGGACGTTAATGTTAATCTGCGCGGCCTTTTGTGAGCCATAAGTCTTAGGATCCCACCGCTCGGCGATCCACTGGCGCGTTTTGATGCGCAGCGCGGCGTGCGCGGCGTGCTCGGGATCGCTCTGGTCGGCGATGGCCAGCGTCTCCGAGGCAAGTTGATCAGCCGCTTGTGCGCGCGCACGCGTGAGTTTATCACCATCAGGATCAACCTCGTCCATCCATCGCTCGAGTGCTTTGCGGCTAATTCCCATCTCCAAGCAGATCTCGGTCGTGGTC